TGTCTGAATTCGTGAACCATAACGCCGTCAACCATTAAGCTAGAAGATCCAGCAAATAGTTCGTTGTTTGGTCCTCTGATGCCAGCACTTCTTACGTTAGATAAGAAGTCTGAGTCTAGCTTCAGATCAGCCATTACTTGTGGAGTAACAAAAAGATGGAACATCTCTTCATTACCTGCGCCTCTCATACCTCTAATGTATTGGTCTTTAGCAAATGCTTTTAATTCCACAATAGACTTGTAAGACATTGTGTCAGCAGCAACTAAAGCAGAAGTATCACCAGCAACTAGTCCACTAGTCGCATCAATTCTTCTGTGTCTGTTAGAAGTAGGAGCAGTTATATCAGCATTAAATGCTAAGTCAGATAAATTAGCACCTGAACCTAAAGTAGGTCTTGTAGCAGAAGAACCACCGATATTGTTGTTCTTTCTGTTATAAGAAATCCCAGCTAAGGTTAAGAACGCTAACTGATCCATACGATCTGCCATTGCGTATGCAAGTGCATCTCTTGAATGCTCACGGAAGTTGACAACAGATTTTTGATCTGCAAGACGGCCAGAAAGTCTGTTTGCAAATCTCATTTGATCTAGTTGTACAACGATGTCGTATGCTCTTAATGCTTCTTCATTACCTTCAAGAGTGTTGTCTCCAACGATACCGTCACCAGTCATGTCAGCAAGAAGTGTTAAAACAGCTCTTGCGCCTTTTTCTGATTGAGTAAGTTCAGTTATTTGCTGAACCATTGCGTTGGGTCCACTACCCGCAAATTGGTTAATGAAAGACATATTTCGAGCTACACGCCAAAAATCACGAGACCAGATAGTAAGCTGTTCACTGGTCAACGCGCTAAAGTTTGTATTAGCCATAAGGCCCTCCAAATAAAATTAAATTAAATAACCAATCGCTATTTGGGGCGATATCCCGTATACCCTTTATCGTTGGGATACGATATCGTTAATTTAACGAGCACGACCTCGAGCAGTTAACGTCGTTGCAGACGAATTAGGCGATTTTTATACTGAACGACCAGTTGTTAGATATCGTTCTAACCAACGAATTCGTAAATAGTATACTACTCTTTAATCAAAGTCACCACGTAATCTTCGTAAAGTATCTTCCGGTAGTGCACCAAATTCATCATCAGACATAACATTTATATCTACTACTTTTTTATTTTTAGTAGATTCGCCTTTCATTTCAGGCGGTTGTGCTTGAGAAGCTTCTACTTTCTTTTTAACAGTAGCTTTTTGTTTCTTTTCTTGAACTGCTTTAGATAAAGTGGGGGCTGGATCTACTTTAGGTTCTTCAATTGTTTGTAGTAACTCAGGTTTTTTTGATAATAAAGTTACCTCAGTTGCTTTAGCTAAAGAATCAGCTGCACCATACCCTTGATAAATAAAAGCATCGCGTAGTTCCATAACCTCAGCGGTTAATTTTTCATCATAACTTTTACTTTTTTCATCAAAAATAGGGAATACATCCATAATTTCAGTAGCTTTTTGTGCTAACTCGTGTTGTTCTCTATCTTGTTGGACAGTTTGACCCATTTTACTTTGCATTTCAGTCATTAACTGATTTTTTTCTGCTTCTCTTATTTCATTTCTAAGAATAGCTGCTTTTTCAGTCTCGCCGTCTAATACAAATTCCTGATACTGTTTTTCTTTAGTAACAAAATCATATTCAGGTGCCTTTTCAGTTTCTAAAGTTTCTTTGCCCTCTATATCTTGTAAACGTTTTTGCATTTCTTTATTTTTTGCTAAAACTTCATCAAGTCTAGATTTAGGCACCATAGGTGCTTTAGGTTCTTCTACTTCTTCTACTTCTTCTACTTCAACTACCTCTGATCCTTCCTCCACTGCTTCCACAGGTTGTTCATCATCTCCTTGAACTGTCTCTGTTTCTGATGCTTCTGTTTCACTTTCTGGTTCTTCAGTTGCAACTTCTTCGACTTGCTCCTCTGCAACTTCTTCTGTTGCCTCCTCTCCAGGATTCTCCTCTTCTGTTTCTTCTTCTTCAACTGCTGCCTCCGTAGTTTCAGTTTCAGGTTCATCTTCAAAATTCATATCAACTTGGAAAGGTGCAACATCTTCTTCAGTTTTTGCATCTGCTCCAGGCATACCTATAAATTCTACTTCTTCTGTCGTGTTATCTTTTTTAGCCATTAGTTACCTCCTGTTGGTTTCATAGCTGCGGTAGCAATTTTTGCTGCCGCTTGGGTTTCAGTTTGTCCTTTCCTCATATCATTAGTTATTGCTGATAACTGTTGACGTAAGGCAAGTTCTTGTTGCTTCATTTGCATTTTGTTTTGTAATTCAGCTATTTTTATCTGTGGGTCAGCTGCAGATTCCTGAGCTTTTGCTGAATTTAATTGAGCTTGAGATTGTAAATTTTGTACCTCAGCTTCCATTTTAGCTAATTCTAACTGTATTTTTTGTACTTGTGCTTGTGCTTGGAATGCGGCAAGTTGTGCTTCTTCTTCTGATGGTGGCTCCATACCCTGCATTATACGAATACGTTGAGCAACTTCTGCTTTTTTAGCCATATGAGAGTATTCTACAATTAAATCGTCTGGTATTGGAACTCCAGCTTGCCTCAAAGCTATAGCTTCTGCAAATTGTACTTCATCAAAATTATCTCTAGTCGGCATATTACCAACAACTACATCATACTCACCTAAAGTTAAATCATTTATTATTTCACCTTCGGGCGTAGTTCTGTTAACTACCATTGGTTGACTTTGTTTAAAAGGATCACTTTCATCAGTAATTTGAATAACTCGCTCTTCCGTATAATATTGTTGAATAGAACGTAGTATATGCTCAGCTAAATATTGTCTAGTTTTTTGTAGATTATCTAATGGTACTTGAATCATCATAGCACCACGATTTTGTTTTTGTTGAATAGCTACTCCAGATACTTCAGGACTATCCGTGCCTAACATAGCGTCACTAATACCACTAATGGTTTTTATATTAGCTGCTGCTTTTTGACTAATACGATCGAGGCCGGTGGGAATCTGATTAGGTGGTATCTTCGCAGGGGGGGAGGATCCGCGATTATACTCTAATACTAAACCAGTTTCCGCACCGTGTTCCTCGAGATCATCCGCGGTCATACCTTGTAATGAACCTGTTTCTACGATCCAACCACTGTTAGCAGTTGTGTTTACAATATGAAGTTCTTGTGAACTTATTTTATTTAATTGTTCTTGTGGTGATATTAAGTTTCTTACCATGCCAAATGGTCTACCTCTACGCCAGTAAGGGAAGTAAGGCACAATAGTAAAACATTCATATGGGGACCAGTCATCGTGTAGTACTACTTTGTCAGCAGTTACGGTCCAACGTACCCTACGTACCAATTTTTCTAAAATATCTAAACCATAGTCATCAGCAAACTTTTCTCTTTTACGTTTACCCCAATTGGTAGGTATAGGGCGCATATCGCCAGTGACTCTGTCTACATAAAACATACAGTCTTTAAGTTGGTAATACTGTCTTTCAATAACTCGAATAGCACGCACTTGTCTATTTTCTTCTGGGTTAGCAGTAGAACTTTGATTATATTCAACACCGGTATAAGTATCACCGTATCTAGTTTCTTCATACTCAACCGAGTCAGTGCCCATAGTATTGCCATATTCTGCAGCGACTCTTAATTGATCAGCTTTTTCTTGACCATATTGTTCTTCTATTTGATCTAAACTCATCCACTTAGTTTCAAATATTTCATTCCAAGTTTTGGGATCATACTCCTTGGCGTCAGGGTCAATTAAAATATCTAAAGGATCCTTGGTACTTATACGCACTTCTCCTTGAATATGATCCGTAAAATCAATTCTTACATCAAAATAACCTCGATCTTGAATAAGACCATCAGCAAATACTTGGGACTCTAACCAATGTAATTTGTTATTGTCACTAATTTGTAAATAAAGCTTAGTTAAAACATCAGCAATCTGTTGATTACCATTACCACGAGGTTTAAAACTTATTTCAGCACGCCTAGTGCTTTGCTCACCGAGTACCGTATTGACGGTAGGCAGTATAGTATTAATTGTAAGAGCAGGACGACCTTCATCATCTAAAGTAGCAACGTCAGCAGGATCCCACTGATTGCCTCGGTAGAAAGCATCACATTTTTTCGCTGTCTCGATATAGTCAAGATGGCCATTGTCGCGCGCACGTTCGTAACGCTCGAACTGATTCATAGCTATTAAATGCTCTTCTTCCTTACTAAGTTTCTTTTTCTTTTTATGATACATTAAGAACTCATC